CATACCAACCAATCTATGCGTTGAGCATAGACATAAGCTTGTCTTAACAGGACCAAACCTTTTTTGAATTCTTCAATTGTTTCTGGAGTGAAGTGGCATCCTTTACGGTCACCCCATTCATCCTTCTCCTCTGAACCATTCGTTAGAATTAACTGTTCTACTTCATCAGCAATGTTACTGATTTCCCATTGTTTATAGTCAAAGTGGCCACCACTCATATTATCTCCAAGTCCTGTGACGTTCAGCAACATGTTCTAAACCATCATATTCTTCGATATACCAATTCACATCATCGGGTATTTCCACCACTTTCAAGTCGGAATAAAGTGTATCAACTCCGCCTTCTTCCACCATTGCAACCAAAACTGGGCAATCTCTAGGAATGTTATAGTAATAAAAATTAGGGTCTGTAATACCTTTACGGATTTTGTATTCATTCAATGAATCTTCAGACAAACCAAAACCACCATGACAATCATTAATAACAACTTTCATCGTCTTTCCTCTTTTAATTCATTCATACAGTTGTTCCAAATTCAATCAACAATATGACAATCATTACAACAATGCTACTCATTTTTTCTCCTTGATAAAAAGCCAAATGATAATACCAATGATAATACCAATAATCATTCCGAGTGAAAATAACATAATTGTTTCCTTATATTTTTTGTTTTACACATACACATCTAAGTTTGCACCCAAAAACTTACCATACTGATAGAGACCATATTCCACACGCCTTTTCAGAGCAAGGTACTGATTTATTTCTTCAATATATTTTTTTTGTTCCCAATCCTGAAATGAAGCTCGATTGAATTCAAAGTCACTGCGTTTAAGGTCATAATGTTCATTCAACTTTTCGTAGTGTTTATTTGCCAATTCTTCATTTCTGTCCGCACGGCGACTTGCCATGGCCGATGTATTAAACACCGGCATGGTACTAACGCTGGCAATAGATATGTTCATTCTTCAACTCCAAAATGTTCTAATACATCTAATGCAGACTTTGGTCCAGTCTTCTTAAACACAACCAACGCACATTCCCTGACAATCAACTCGGCGAACTTTTCCTTATCAAAAGTTACTCGGTCAAATCCATTATCAATCCCGTATTCAATAGTAGTAGCCTGTTGAGCAAGCAGTTGAATTCTTTTGTTCATCGTCTTTCTTTCTGTTTAGGAAATTTAGTACACCAAAGACACTTGGTACTCTCCTTACCGTAGAAGTAAAGGTTAGTATCGAAATATTTTGTACCACAGACCACACATATATAAGTGCTCATAGGCAAATCATCCATAGTTTTTGACTTCAATGTTTGACTCCTTACATTGTAGGACCGTTGCCGTTCTTAAACCCAACAGTGCCACCTTCTGCTTCAATGTTACGAATAACATCTTCAAATAAGATAGGTGCAAAGTCAGGTGTTTGTTCTACGCAGACGCAATGATAACGAACATCGTTTTCATCACTGTATAAAATTTCACCAGTACGTGCATCAACACCTCTAGGTTTCTTTACACGATTTGCGTGGGTGTGTCCATGAATGTTAACACCAAAACGACCTAAGCTATCACTATGTACAGGAATATGACTCAAGATCATTCCGTTCATAACATGATATGCACGTAATTCTCTAAAGTACTGTCTATACTCGTCGTCACGGAATATGTCGTGATTACCGCGGATCAAAACCTTGTCACCATTTAAACGAGCTAACGTGGGTAATGCCTTACGATTAATAACAACATCACCTAAATGATAGACTTTGTCTGTGGGTTTAACACGTTCGTTCCAAGCCTTGATCATAGCCTCGTCCATTTCGTTGGGATCATCCCAGGGACGAAGTTTTGTAACACCATCGTTACGTGTGAAGCGGCACACGCCAGTGTGACCAAAGTGCGTGTCGCTTACCAAAAATACACTAGGCATCATGCCCTCCTTTCTTTTACCAATTCTCTACACTAGAGACCACAATTTCAAAATCACCTTCAATACCATTAACTTCGGTACGAATGACCATAGTAGTATGGCTACCAATTCCTGAACTGTTGTCTTGTTTTAGTTCTGCTATTTCTACATTTGGAAATTTGTTCATTATCTCCAAAATCTTTTCTACGTCATCACGATGTAAAAACATTACACATCACCTCCATAATTTTTTGGAACAATAATTCCAGAATCCAATACTAGACCATTAATAGTGTGTGGCTCGTTTTCATCATAAGTCCAACCCAAAACTTTCATCATTTTGTGCTTGACTAGCAGATTGGGACTACGGTATGCTTCAGCATCACGGAATCCCATCATAACTCCCACTTCGCAGACTGCACCCGATCTGCATACACCGGCCACGCAATGAACCACAACATTCATTTTATTTTCCAATGCGTGTTGCAAAAGTTTTACCAATTGGTCTGCCTGTGCATCAGTAATCTTCATTTCCTCTTCTAGGGCGAAATCATCCTTCTCCAAATCCAAAAATTCAAATTGATGAATTTCTTTAAAGTTAAATTTGGGTTCAGGGAAACCTAGAGCAGGATCTACAATTTGTATCAGCATACTGTTAATGCCCGCATCAATATGATGGCCTTTTTTAACATCTGCCAACGATACATTTTGAATCCACGGGTTTAACATATCGCTCTCCTTCAATTGTTAATTATACGATAATATTTTGGTTTTGTCAAGTTAAAAAAATAGGGCCCTAAGGCCCTATTCAAACTGTTGTATTATTACAACGTTTAAAGGTCGTAGCGTGGGACCATTACAGTCTTAAGCATAATGCCTTCTGGAGTGAACTGATCAAGGTCAGCACTCAATAGCGCAGTCATGATTGATGGACTAAATCCACTGACCAAAGCCGCACCCGACTTGTCAGCCTTGACTGGAACGTTATCACTTGCGTTTAGGTTCCAGAACACAATTTGAGGCGCAGTATAACCTGCATCCGCAAACTTGCGTTCGATCATTTCCATTGCGCTGTCGTCGAAACGAGCACACTGGTTGAACTGCATGTCTGACAAAATCAGCAACATCTTTGGCATGTCGCTTTGTGGGACATTGCCTTTAACCGCAACGTCTAGAATTTTCTTCATAGCCGCATTTAGGTTAGTACTCATTTCCCAATCGCTCTTAGACATTTGTTCTAGCTTTTGAACAATGTTACCCTTTAGAGTAACCAATTCTGGCTTGTCTGAGAAAGTCAAGAATGTGTCTTTGAACACGCCCTTGTTCTTGTCAGCCAAGTACAGGCCTAGACCAAGTGCCACATCCAAACAACGAACGTTTGTGTTCTTACCTGCTGGACAAGTCATAGATCCACTAACGTCAACGATTGGCATGATGCTGGCATCACCAACGTAGTTTGGCAGAGCTTCCCATTGTGCGATGACATGATCTGTTTCAGTCTTGTCATGCTTCACATATGAGTGTGCGATACCTTTGATAACATCATGTGGGAAGATTGCATCGGCGTTAACCTTAACAGTCTTATCACCACTTACCAACTTAGCCACATACTCAGCAAAAGCTGGAGTATGACGGTTGAATGCTTTCTTGTACAGACGAGCTGCCACAGAAGGCACATGGCTAAAGTTAATGTTATCCCAGTCGTTGGCACACATTTGTGTTTCAACAACTTTGGTAAGAGTCACAAGACTCTTACGGTATTGCTTAGGAGTCATTCCGAAGAATGCTCGCACTTCAGCCGCAACCTTACCTTTACGTGGTGTCCACTTAGCGGCAAGGCCATTCTTAGCACGAAGATTATCTCCGAGCAAAGTATAAGCCTTATCCTTCATTTCTTTGGTCTTGAAGATCAAAAGATCATCAAAACGACCAAGATCAGGCACACGATTCATCAGACGAACTGCGGCATCAGGATCATTCTTTTCCAAATGAGTCATGATGTCACGGAAAATCTGACGTTCTCCCGCACCTTCACGTACATCACGTGCCCACAGGGCGATACGCAGAGCAAGATCACGGTCTTGAACATATGCCGCAGTAAACTGCGGAATGATGTTCTTTCCACGACTTGCGCCTACATTGTAGAAGAAATCTACCAGAGCATTGCTGGTAGTCTTACGAGCCTTCATACCATTAGCGGTACGAGCTTCTTGTTCTTGAATTGCGTTTACAAATGCGTTCATTTTTTATTTCCTTTCAGTTTAGATTTAAAATATTAGTAATTGCTGTTACTAAACTTATGTGTCTATTATACTCTAGATAGAGTTCTTTGTCAAGATTCAATTCCGAAATTACGATCAAGACCGAATTCTTGTTGAATACTCCAAATACTAGCACGAACTCCATCATGCCAGGTGTCACCCTTAATCAAACCATCACCGGGATCACCGGCTGCCTTGATACATTCCCGAATAATCAATTCGGCGAACTTCTCCTTATCAAATTCTTCACGGGAAGTCCAGGTGCTACCATCACTATAGGAGGTGCATTGGTTAATCAGTTCTTTAATTCTTTCGTTCATTATTTGACTCCGAAATGTTCTTTTACTTTCATTGCTGCATTCTGGATAGCATTG